GAATTTGTAACTACAGAGTGCAGGTTTTTTACAAGTATCGCATTTCATTTTACTACCTCCAGATCCATAAACATTCCCAGACTGTCGTGCAGACGCCCCTTTGCAATATCAACATACTCTGGGTTTAATTCACACAAGATGGCATTTCGATTTAGGTTATTTGCAACTTGTGCAGTTGTGCCAGATCCACCAAAAGGATCTAAAACTGTGCCACCTTCTGGACAGCCAGCCAAAATACATGGCTTGATTAACTCTGGTGGATAAGTGGCAAAGTGAGCTTCAGAATAAGATGCCACAGGAATAGACCAGACAGATCTTTTGTTAGAATTTTCTGGTCCATATTTAATTACTTCATTGTCATAATAATATTTTGCAGATTTACTGAGCAGAAAAATATACTCATGCGCTTTGGTGCATCTGTCTTGCACACTTTCTGGCATTGGGTTTGGCTTGTGCCAGATAATATCCTGACGAAAATACCAACCATCTGCTTGCAATGCGAAAGCCACACGCCAAGGGATGCCTATCAAGTCTTTTGTTTTAATTTTGGCTTTATGCAATGCCGATAAACTTCTATTATTAGCAGGAGCATCATTTCGACCTTTTCTTTGAAATTTTTCGCTTGCTCTAGCATATCCATTTACTCCGCAATAACTGTCGCCAAGATTGAGCCAAAGAGTTCCATCATTTCTTAGAACCCTTTTGACTTCTCTAAAGACGTCAACCAACTTATTTACAAACTCATTTGGTGTTTCCTCTAATCCTATTTGTTTATCATTTCCATAATTTCTAAGCCCGAAATAAGGTGGACTTGTCACACAAGTGTTTACAGATTTTTCTTCCAATGAAGATAAAGTTTGCAAACAATCTCCCTCTAAAATTTTAATCGACATAAATATTCCTCTCAATGTTGTGGTGGTGCAAAGTATGCGAGCCTTGGCTTGCCTCTCTGCCCAGCGTTTGTTTGTCTGCTTTGGATGCCGCGATCTTGTTCCAGCGCGTCCAGAACATCCTGACGGCGCTTTGGCTCCATGTTAGCGAAAGCAGAAACTGTACGTGATATTTGAGATGCTGTAATGCCGACCAGCCCAGCAGCTTCGATCTTTGTGTACACTGTCTTACAGCAGGCTTGAAACGGACCTTCGGCCATATTTGCCCTGAACATCTCAATTGCTTGCTTGGCGTAATGATCGACATAGTCGATGCTCCACTGCATTGCATCGATACCGATTTCATCCTGATCCATTGATCTGGCAATAATCAGAGACAGGCGCATGGCGATTTCTCTGGAGCGATTGTACATATCCTCCAGACCAGATCCGTTTTCCTTCTTCATTGCCCCGACCAGACGCTCCTCATATTCGCGCAGCATCTTTTCAGCAGCTTCGGTAAATGGAACTTCTATGGGGTGCGGAGGAAGATCATGTGCATTGTTAGTGTCCAGATCGCCAATCTGTGCATGGGCATGTTCCTTTGACCAGACGGCCAGACGTTCAGATATTGATGACTTTCTTTTTTTCTGTGACATCTGGACGCCAATGGCTGACTTCACAATGATGAACCTGTTCAACAAGCCAGACGCAACATCGCCACCACCAATAGCTTGCAGAAACTCAGACGGTGTTGACATGCCCACCAGTGTGAGACTTGGACGCTTGACTGCCTTTTCCAGTTTTTCTGCTTCGGATGCTTTCAGTGCATTTGTGGCATAGCCTTGCTGTCTGAGCGTACCGTCTTGCCGACCAAAACACTCCATAATGGATGTCAACGCATCTGCCTTGTGCTGCATACCTCTTGCGGCTGCTGACTTGAGTTGACGGCCAAGCTCATCGATTACAGAAACATGAGTGGGCTTTTTGATCAGAGTTGAGATTACCCCAGCCGCTGACGTGTATCCTGCTGGACCGATTAGAGCTTCCAGACCAGCCTGTTCGAGCAAGTCTTCTAATACCGATTTTGTATGCTCTTTGCCCGATCCAGTCTCGCCAATGTTCAGAAAGTATAGGCTGGAAAAGTTACGCTGATCTGTTACCCAGCGCCTGCCCATGACCACAGATCCGTATGCAATGGCTGCTTGGACTGCAAACTGTGGCTGTGGTTTAATGGCTGTGACTGTGTAAAAATTACAAACATCCTGAAGAACACCGGGAACACTTAGTAAATTTTCTGGAATATCATCCAGTGGATTTTTGTTTTTCTTTTCTGGCTTGGACATAATTTGCGCGGCAACCTTTGCGCCATGCTCAATGGCCTCCCTGTCGTATTCGTAGTCTGGATCTTGAGTCACGTTCAAAAGCTGTGCCGCATCTTTGACCGCCTTGGTCACATTGCCCTGATGCTCGTACTGCAAGAAAACCTCGAAAGCATCAAAGCTGTGTGCGCTGTCAAACGGATCTGATGCATGGTGGCTGTAGGCTCGACCATTATCAAAGAGCTTGACCCCTGCCAATCCAGATGAAGAGTTTGGCGATAGATATCTGCCACGCGATGTTGGTTTGTATCCGTACTGCACTAATAGTGTGTGCATGTCGTGCGCCTCATTATAGGCATCGATTACTGACGTGCTTTCCCCTTTTGGTCTGGGCTTTCTGGTGGGCTGAAACTCTGCCTTTTTTTTCCAAGGACACATATCTTGTAGCTGCGTTCTGAGTTTATCCCAGTTACGCCAAAGATTAAGAAGTTGTGGCGGTAGGTCTGGTAATCCATCCCAGATGGGCATTCCAGACCACCTATAAGGAAGACCAGTGTCTGGATGAATCGATGGTGGCAGAACATCTTGCACAGGCCCAGCCCGAAGCTCGAATACTGTTTCTGTTTTGCGTGGATCATCTTTGCTTGGCCATGATATTTTATGCATAGTCAGATCGTCTGGAGCCTTAAAGATGAGCTTGCCTCGATTTTCGCGGCCAATAATTTGTGGCGCTGAGTTCATTACTTCGGAAAAATCTATGCCTAATTCCTCGAAGATTAGCTTTGTGTTTTCGACATTATCTATATCCACAGCGCATGTGCCTGATGCGCCATGTAACAACCCAACATTGTGCGTTGGATTTTTCTCGTAATAATCACGCGCTGCCTCTGGATCTGACAATGCCTTTTCTGGTTGCTGCCATCCAAATCTTGTCGGCCCTTTTGATCCTGCTGGTATGGTGACCAGATACCAGCCAAGTTGTGAACAATAATCTTCTATCTTCATTGCGAATCACTCAAGTAATCACTGAGTTTTTTCCACGTCTTCACACTGATTTCTTCGTTACCATCAGCGACTGCCTTGACTGTAGGATGAGATAGTCCACAGCGTTCCGCGACCACTGTTAAACGCCTGTCTTGTAAGGCATTTCGAATGTCATCGATTGGTATGAGTTCACCCATTTTTTGCTCCTTTTTGCATTATTTGTAAAAAGATCTTTACAGGGTAAAATAAATTCTGTAAATAGATTTTTATAGAGAGTGAAAAAGAGAAAGGAGTTGCCATGAGCAACATTGATGGTTTAGCCGCCGAATGGCTACAAATTAAGGCGCAAGAAAAAGAAATAATCGCACAGCGCCATGCGATTGAGTGCCAGATCACAGAGGCTCTTGAGGCCAAAGATGAAGGCACAATATCCCACAAATTAGAAGAGCATAAAGTTACACTGACACAGCCTGTCAGTCGTAAAGTTGACGTGCATGTTTGGGATAAAGTCAAAAACAAAATACCAGATCATATGCACCCAGTGAAGCACAGCATTTCTGCTGATGCTGTTGGCTGTCGGTATCTGGCAGAAAAAGAGCCTGTAATGTGGCGCAAGATCGCAAAGGCGTTTGAAACAAAAGCTGGCAAAGTCGGCGTGAAAGTAGAGGTGCTGTAATGGCCATAAATTTAAAATCACTATCTAAGCCGACAGGTCAGCGACCAATAATTGCTACTCTGTTTGGCGAGGGTGGCATGGGTAAAACTACCCTTGCTGCCATGTTTCCAAAGCCTGTGTTTATTCGAACTGAAGATGGCACAGCGAGTTTACAGGGAAATGAAGATGTCAGTCTGTTTCCACTGGCGACATCTAGCGAAGATGTTCTTGGAGCAATTGAGGCTCTGGCAACAGAGAAGCATAATTATAAAACAGTTGTGATAGATTCCATAACTCAACTAGCCACTATGATTGAAAGCGAAATTGTGGCAGCAGATCCGAAAGCCAAATCGATTAGCCAAGCTGGTGGTGGGTATGGCGCTGGTTATGGTGCTGCTTCTGAAAAGCATCGACAGATCCGCGAATGGGCTGGAGCCTTGGCTTATGACAATGGAATGAACGTTGTGTTTATTGGCCACGCAGATACTGAAACTTTGGATCTTCCAGACTTAGATCCGTTTGCACGATATACGGTGCGGATGCATAAAAAGAGCATTCCACATTATACTGACAATGTCGATCTGGTTGGGTTAATCAGACTAAAGACATTTACGAGAGGCGATGGCGAAAAGAAACGCGCCATTTCAACTGGTGAGCGCGAAATACTTTGCTTTCCACAGGCATCTAGCGTCACCAAAAATCGATTTAATATCGATCAACCACTGCCATTTACGTTTGATGGCGGTAATCCCTTTCAACAATATTTAATATAGAAGGACATCAATTATGGATCTTAGATCTTTTGATACACAAAATGTGGAGCCTATGCGCTCGTTTGATCCACTCCCAGATGGGTGGTATAAGGCTGTAATATCAGACACTGAAGAACGTCAGACCAAGTCTATGACTGGTTCATTTTTGCTTTTGACCATTGATATTATCGAAGGCGAATTTCAAGGACGTAAAGTTTTTGATCGATTGAATTTAAAAAATCCGAATCAAACGGCTGTTCAGATTGCACAGCGCACATTGGCCAGTGTTTGTAATGCGGTGGGTGTAAAAAATCCACAGGACAGCGCGGAGCTTCGAGACAAGCCTATGATGATTAAGGTGGTCGTGCGTCCACCAGAGAACGGCTATGATGCTTCTAATGATATCAAAGGCTATGAGCCTTGTGAGGCAAGTGCCGCACCAGCGCCAGCACCGAAGCTCGCAGCTTCAAACGGATCATCTACTCCACCTTGGAAGCGATAATATCTTTTTTTGGGATGGGGCGCGTGTCGCCCCATTACATGAAAAGAAGGAGAAGAAAATGAAGAAAATGACAATTCAGAAAATTAGTTTGAAGAAATACTTCGAGCATAAAGACAAAAAGAAAAATGAATCTTGAGGCACATATAGTTCCTGAAACCATTCAGGCGATCTATCGACATTACGAAGAAAAACGTAAGAACGAGCATAGGCGTCATCTTGGCGGTAGTCAGATTGGCAACGAGTGCAGGCGAGCTTTGTGGTATCAATTTCGACACGCATGGTCGCCTAAGTTTGAAGGGCGTCTTTTACGATTGTTTGAAACTGGTGATCGTGAAGAGGATCGCATTGTGTCGAACCTTCGAGCAGTGGGCGTGACAGTCTGGGAGCGAGATCCTGATACTGGTAAGCAAGTTAGCTTTGAGGCTTGTGGCGGTCACTTTGCCTTGTCGCTGGACGGCGTTGGTGAGGGTTTTAAAGAAAGCAGTAAGCCTCATACTCTTGAGTTTAAAACAATGAACGATAGAAACTTCAAGGCGCTTAGTAATCTGGGTCTTGAGAAAACAAAGCCGATCTACTGGGCGCAATGTCAGGTTGGCATGATGCTATCTAAAATTGATCGCTGTTATTTTTTTGCTGTGAATAAAAATACAGATGAAATGTATGGTGAGCGCATTAAGCTGAACAGGAAAGAAGCTCAAAAGCTGCTGGACAAGGCACATGAAGTTGTCTTTGCAAAAACGCCACCCACCCGAATTGCAGAAGATCCCAGCGATTGGCGCTGCAAGTTTTGTCCATATTGGGCGATTTGTCATGGCTGTAAGATTCCAGAAGTAAACTGTCGAACATGTTGTCATTCAACACCAGAACAAGATGGTACTTGGAGTTGTGTGCTAAACAAGGAAGGTGATTGTTGCGACAATCATCTATTCATTCCACAAATGATGCCAAAGGATTTTGAAATGACTGACGCTGGTGATGACTGGGTGGAATATGAGAATCAGGATACTGGTGAGGTTTTTAGAAATTGTGAAAACAGCCGCGAGTTGTTTGAAGGTAGGATGAAATGAAAACTCCAGAAGAAATGTTAGAAATTTTGGGCGCAATAGATTTTGCATTGCCAGAGGACATTGAGTTTGAAGAAATGTGCTGCATTATGAGTTGGTTGATCAGCCTTTATGGATTGCAGTCAAATTGGCCTAAAATTCAGAAAAGAATTTCGGATAATATTTCTAATGAAGTTTCTCCTGATACTTTTTTTATTGCCAAAGAAGAAATTTTATCAGCCCAAAAAGATGCCAATGATTTTTTAGATAGGATACGAAATGACTTTTGAGCTTCGTGATTATCAGAAAGACGCGATCAATGGCCTGTATGATTATTGGTCAAATAAAAAAGGTGAAAACCCTTTGATTGTTGCGCCAACTGGATCTGGAAAGACAGCGATCATTGCTCAGATCGTGAAGGACGCCATGTCATTTGCTGGCACAAGAGTTTTGATTTTAACGCATGTCAAAGAGCTTTTGCAGCAAGGCGCTGATGGATTAAAAAATCTTCCT